TATGTTGTTTTTTTTATATGAGATAGGATTTTAATATGAAAAATAAAAAAGAAAAACAAAATTCAAAAGGTTTTGTTACTAAAAAAGATTTAAAAGAATATGATACACCTTATTCATCTTTTGTAGGTGGTTGGTTTATTGATGAAAGTATATGTGATGAGTTAGTAGAGTTTTATAATTTAAATAAAAAAGTTGCCACACCAGGCGTGACATTTGAAAAAAATAAATCAAAATCAAATAATGATGTTAAAGAAAGTCTTGATTTAAATTTTAATACAATTAATCCTATACCTAATATACTTAACAATTACTTAGACAATCTACAAGAAACATTACTTTTATACTTGAAAAGATACAGACAATCAAATTGTGTTGAACGATTTGATGCTCAAAGGTTTAACATTCAATGGTATAAACCAGGTGGTGGATTTAAAAAATGGCATTGTGAACGCACAGGCAAACACGATAGTGATAGACACTTGGTTTTTATGACATATTTAAATGATGTACCTGAAGGAGGCACCGAGTTTTTATATCAAGATTTAAAGTTGCCTGCTAAAAAAGGTTTAACTGTATTGTGGCCATCTGATTGGACACATACTCATAAAGGTGTTATATCAAAAGAACACGAAAAATATATTATTACGGGGTGGTATAATTACATATGATTACAGATATATTTTCAGTAGGCATTTCTATATTTGAATTAACAAATTTAAACAATAATGAAATTACCGAATACGCTAAGACAAAATTAGAGAAAAATCAAACTTATGTTTCATCAAACGGAGATAAGTGTGTAGGAAAAGAAAATAAAGATATACTATCTAATGTTATATTTAAAAGTTTGAATGAAGTTGTTTTAGAAAAAATGAATGAGTATTATTCATCTATCTATAATGATAATTTTAAAATAAAGTTAGATGAAGCCTGGTCAAATAAAGGTGGCGACAAATACACTACAGTACCACACTCACATAATAATTCTATTATTTCAGCCGTATATTATCCACAATCTACTGAAGGAGAAATAATATTTTTAAATCCAGGAGTGTCTATGACAAATAACCAAAATTAATATGATAGATACGCATAATAAATATACAAGTGAATACTATAGTTTTCCTGCTAGAACAGGAAATTTAATAATTTTTAATTCTATATTACAACATATGGTAAGATGTAAAACAGATGAAAGAATATCAATAGCTTATAATGGTATTACTGAAAAAGTATGATGAAAATAATTGACGATTATTTAAGTGAAAAAGATTTTAATTTTGTACATAGTACATTAAATAGTAGAGAGTTTTTATGGGAATGGCATAAGGTAGCAAATAGAAACTCAAAAAATCCTGGTGATGATTTTCAATTCATGCATTTTTTCTTAGAATATGGTAAGATTTTCTATATAAATGCTTCACAATTACCTATAACTATTGTTCAAAGATATGCTAAAGATAAAAATAAAAAGTTTCGTATTAGTAGAGCAAAAGCAAATCTTTTTATAAAGACTAGTGAACAACCTAAACAGTTAGGTTTTCATAAAGATATTGAAGATAGTGATAATCTTTTAACTATCATACTTTATTTAGAAACAAGTAATGGTTATACGGAGTTTAAAGATGGTGCAAGAGTAGATAGTATAAAAAATAGAGCTGTAATTTTTCCAGCTCATATTGAACATCAAACAGTTACACAAACTGATACATTGTTTAGAACAAATATAAATGTGAATATAGAGGAAATATGAGAGATATAAAAGAATTAACAATGCAACACCACAAGAATGCTGAGAGGCAGGACTTTGTGAAGATACTCATGTCTGGTGAAATAGACCATAAACTATATGCAACATACTTGTATAATCAATTACAATGTTATGCTGTATTAGAAAAGTATGGATTACACAACTCACTATTCAGAGATACACCAAATCTATTAAGAGCTGAACATATATTATATGATTTCAAATCTTTTGAAATAGATACTCCAGAGATTACACAAAGTACAAAAGACTATATAGAACACATTGAATCAATACAAGATGAGGCAATGAAACTGTATGCTCATATCTATGTTAGACATATGGGTGATTTGGCAGGTGGTCAAATGATACGAAGAAAAACACCTGGTCCAAACAGATACTACAAGTTTAAAGATAAAGAAGTAGGTGACTATAGAAGAATAGTCAAAGAAACAATTAACACATACTTAAATGTATATGAACATTCAGTTGTACCTGAGGCAATGTTTTGNTTTGAAAGTGCNACAAAATTATTTAAAGAAATGAAGGAGCTCCATGATTTGGGAAAGACTGATTAAGTGGCAANAAGAAACTGTTGANTTATTAAACAAGGAACTGGTTGAGTATAAAGAACCAGGTATGGAAAGGTTTAATAATGATGAGTTTGGTTGGGTCAATAGAACTTGGAAAAACAANTATATTAGACGAGCTCATGTAGATGTTGTTGATGTAAGAGATACAAANGGTTTATGGATGGCTCATGTATGTTTGTTTCCAGAATTAACAAACGGTGGACCAATTTATGGTTTTGATATCATTGCAGGTAAAAACAAAGTTACTGGTGCATTTCACGACTTTAGTCCATTGTTACAAAAACACCACCCTTTNACAGANTGGTTTNTAGAAGAAACTAGTTGGTATAAACCAAGTAAAGAAAGAGAATTGCCAGATTGGGCAAAGGCAATCTTTAGTGGTGGCATGGTGGCTGCAGGTAATGTAACTGAGGAAAAAGAATTAAATCAGATATGTACAATGGCTACATCAAATCTAGCAAACTATATTGATAAAATTAGAACACATGATGGTGAATCTAATAGAGAAGATGTCATAAAAGCACAGAATTACTACTGTGAACATCAACAAATGAACCCTCATACACCAAGAGTTATGCAATCACTTGGTTTACCTGATGAGGACATTAAATTGTTTTGTCAAGACAATCTCTTCCCTAAGATATAATAATTCTTATAAATATACCAGAAAAGGTAAACAATTATGGCAGAACCAGCAACAAGAGAAAATTTAAAACAGTATGCTTTAAGAGCTTTAGGTAAGCCTGTCATTGAGATAAATGCAGATGACGACCAACTAGAAGATAGATTGGATGAGGCATTACAGTATTTCGCACAGTACCACTATGATGGTATTCAAAGAGCATATTTAAAGTATCAATATACACAAGCAGATAAAGATAGAATTAAAGTAGACTCAACTGAATCTGTGACTAAGAATGGTATTACCACTACTTGGAAAGAAGGACAAGGATATGTTGTCGTTCCAGAAAGTGTGATATCAGTAATTAATATATTTCCATTTTCAAACAAAGGTAGTATGAATCTATTTGATGTTAGATATCAAATGAGATTAAATGACCTGTATGATTTTTCATCAACAGCAGTTGTTAACTACGATATTGTTATGCGACACTTAGACTTCTTAGACCACATCTTAGTGGGGGAGAAACCAATAAGATTTAATCAACACGATAACAGACTATACATTGATATGGACTGGACAAATGATTTAATGGTCGGTGAATACATAGTAATAGAATGTTATAGAAAAATGGACCCTACGGTACACACAGATGTATATAATGACATATTCTTAAAAAGATATGTTACAGCATTATTTAAAAAACAATGGGGAGCTAACCTATCTAAGTTTGATGGTGTAGCAATGATTGGCGGAGTTACATTAAATGGAAGACAAATTTATTCCGAGGCACTATCTGATATCGAAAAATTAGAACAAGAGATTAGAAGTACCTTTGAATTAAATCCGGCAATGATGATTGGATAAAAAATCATGGCAGTAAATCACTATTTTCAAGGCGGCAGAGGTATTGGTAATGACTCTGAAAAGAGATTACATGAAGATATCATAATTGAGAGTCTAAAGATTTTTGGACAGGATATTTACTATCTACCTCGTACACTTGTTAACCGAGATTTGGTTTTAGGAGAAGATACATCTAGTAGATTTGATGACTCATATTTACTTGAAATGTACTTTGAAACTACTGAAGGATTTGCTGGCGAAAATGAAATCATTAACAAATTTGGTTTAGAAATTAGAGATGATACTACTTTAGTTTTATCTAAGAGAAGATTTGAGGACCATGTTGCAAGTAAGGCTACACTAACTGCCTCAGGAAGACCAAATGAAGGTGACATTGTATTTGTTCCTTTATTAAATTCTTATTTTGAAATTCAGTTTGTAGAAGACCAAGAGCCATTCTATCAAATGGGTAACTTACCTGTTTACAAATTAAAAGTAACTCGTTGGGAATATGCTA